CATTTGAATATGGGTATTATAAACCTAGTGAAATATACGCTGGTAACCCAAACCAAATTGGTTTCAGAAGACTAGGTGAAGGAGTCAAAGACGCAGATGCGTGTAAAAATTTTGAATCATTTGGTGATTTTGGAAGCTTAGATTTCTCTTGAGACCCTAATAAATTTAAATAACAAACAAAAAATATAACCCACTTCAAAAGAGTGGGTTTTTTATTTAACAAAGTATTTATCTTATATGAAACTGATTATAACCAAAGATCAATTAAGTCTAATCAACGAAACTTATAAAAGAGATCGTTTTGATGTTGAGTATGAGGACGAATATCCACAGTATAAGAAGTTGTTTTTAAAGACAATATCAAAAGATGTTAAAGGGTGGGGCGACGGTGAATGGCCAGGATCAATATATTTGATGAATGAAAAGAGGGAACCTTTATTTGTTTATAGAAGACCATCAAGAACCCTATATTATGATTATTCAATAGGTAGAGAAATGGAAGACTTCATTCCTTCGCACATAGTTTCAAGACACTTGAAAAACGCAGTTTATGATTATTTTATAAAGTTGTTTCCTGATGTTGAAATAAAAGAGGTGAATGGTGCTAATATTATATAGATATGAAAATAATAATATCTGAACAACAATATATAATGTTATCTGAGTCAAAATTAGATGGAATGCAAAATCTTATTAACATGGCTTTTGAACAAGTCAAAGAAAATTGTGAAGGTGGGTATTATGTCAGATCACACTACAATTACATATGTGACCCAATAGAAATGATTGAAGAAATAAAGGTGGTGGATGTATCAAAAACAACTTCTATGGATTACTTTGAAAAAAAAGAATTATCATCCATACATATAACCGTTGATATCAATCTTGATTCTATACATGAATATAATAATTTAGACAATTTTATTTATGAATTACAAGAAGAATCAAGAAATATTATAGGAGGAAAATTAGTATCCATATCAATAGGGGGAGTAACCAATAAAAGAAAAGAATTTAATTGGTGATGAAAATAATAATATCTGATAATCAATATAATCTTATTAAAGAATCAGTTGCTATTAAAAATATAGAGGCAATTAAAAATCATTGGAAAAACCAATTAAAGAAAGGTGAAAAAATAAGATTTGATAAAGATGATCTTGAGTATTGGGGTATTACTAAGACTTCAGACAAAATCCGAACCCAAATAGCATTTCAAGAAATAGTTGGTGATGAGGTTTTTGCTAAAAATCTTATTAAACCATTGTTAAACAAAACATTTTCAACAAAAGATTTTAACGATAGAACTGTTGGTGGTTATGATTTTGAGTGGATAATAACTCAAATGGTATATAATGATTTTGATTTCTATTTATATGGGAAAATTTTACCTGGTGGGTCTGTTACTCTTATGGATGGTAGGTATTTATCTTTAAATGATGCTTTAGAGGATGGGGATATGTGGTGGGAAATTGAAAGTGAAGTTAAGGATGTTGCTGAAGATTGTATGAACGAAATAATTTTACCTTTTACAGGTTATCAGGTAGAAGTGTCATTAATAAATTAGACGAGGAAATGAAAATAATAATAACGGAATCTCAAGTGGCATTAATAAGAAGGTTAAGTGAGTTAGATCAAATTCTTGATACTAATATTAAAGAATTAAATAATGATATAAAAGGTGGTGGGCCAGGTAATAAACCTGATAATTTTGGCGTTTATGAAAATTGGTTGATAAATAGAATTAAAAATGATTTTGAAGATAATAACCCAAAGATTGAATTTCCAATTCACGATTTTAAGATGTTAGTATCAGGGCAATTTAATGATAAAATTAGAAAAGGTTTTAATAAAGTTAAAAAGAGAAGATGAAAATAATATTAACAAAAAGACAACAAAGGTTAATAATTGAAAATTTTACAGAGGAAAACCTTCGTAAGTTGTGTTATCAAATTTGGGACAAACAAAGAAAGATGGGAAAAGAACCTCATCTTGATGATGTGATTTATGATATTTCTGGAATTAAAAAAGAAACTCGTGATGATTATGATACAATTAGACCCATATGGTATAGATATAATGGGGGTTTTGATAGATTATTTAAAAAACTTAAAGATGAAATTGACACTAAGGAATATAAGTTAGTTGATGATGAATTTAATTTGGAAACCAAAATAAAGGTTGTCCATCTTGATAGACAAGGACAATTTGTTGAAATTATGGTTGATGTTGATCCTCGTGGAACTATGGAATTTCATGGTTGGAACGAAGAAACCGAAGAAGAATATGTGGTGAACGACACAATAGATGCCGCTTACCATGAGGCTTTACTTAGTTATGAAGGTAGCGATTTTCAAGGAATGATTAGAAGTTCAGTATATGATTTATTTTATAATTTATTAGAAAAATATGGAATTCCAATTGATGTGGATATTGACTTAAAAGAAATTTATTAATACTTTTTAAATATGGGACCAATCGAAAAAAAAATTTTAGAATTATTAAAAACAGAAGGACTTTCTGAAGAAACTTTAATGACTTTAACTATTTTAAAAAATCAAGTTATTGAGGATGAAAAAATAATGATTAATGAGGCATACCAAAAAGGTTATTTTGATAAAGAAATGAACCGTAGAGCCACTTGGAACTACTTTGATAGCAGATACAAGTGTTACTTCTCAAATTTTAAATTTGGCCAAATTAAATAATTTTCGTATCTTTGTGATATGGAAGACTTAACTAAACTTGAATTACCAGAAATTAAAATTCTTTGTAAACAATACGGTATTGGTATTGTTGGAGATGAAAAATCTTTAATTAAAAAACTCAAATATTTCTTAGAACCTATTGGAGATGTGTTAAATACACATCCTGGAAGAAAATTAACTAATGGTAAAAAAATTGTTGGTGTTAAAGTTAACAACCAAGAAGAAATTAATTCTATTTATAAGAAAAAGGGTCAATTTTTATATTATTCTTTGGGGTATCACTATTATATTGTGACAGAATAAAAAACTTAGATATTTATTAAATAAAAATTGGCATGAAAAAACAAATAATAGAAGAGCTTAACGATATAAAGTATCTTTTTAATTACAGTATAGGTAAAGTAATTTCTGAACAAGAACAATTTGAATCCGAAGACTCTGATTTTGAAGAAATTGATATTGATGATGAAGATGATGAAGATGATGAAGATGATGAAAATAATGATATTAATTATCTAAAAAGTGAATTTTCTGAAGAATATGGTTATGGAGATATGGATACAGGTGAAGATTTAGAACCTTCTTTTTATTCAGATGGTAATTTTTTAGGTATGGTAAAACCTAATCGAGATGATATGGAAGTTGATGAGGATTTAATTGAAAATAGAGAATTAGAAGTTCCAGTTAAACCTGACACAAAAACACCAACCAAACCAAAAAAACCTGGAACTCCGTATAGCCCTAAACCTGGACCAAAGAAAAACCCAAAAGCAAGAAAAGGTGATATGCCTGATTGGTTAAGTTTTGATGAACTTGGAATTGATTTTGAATAATATGAAAAAAAATACAAATAGATTATACACGGAAGGCATTTCCAAAAAAGACTTATTAAGACTTATGGAGGCACCTATTGACTACGAAGGACCTGAAAGAATGGCTGGAGATGTTGAGAAAAAAATTACGGGAAAAGAAACCCCGTATCATGGATTCCCTGCAATTCCAAATATGGATAGAGACTTTATTGAGTTAATATCTTCAAAAAGATTCAAGGACTCAGTTGATAAAGTTAGAACGGCAATGGGGGACACAAGAACAATTCAAGGTTCAAATGCTCTTATGCAATTGATGGGAACAGTTGGTCAGGCAATGCAAAAACTTGTCATGATTCAATCACAAAATAAAGAGGTACTTGAAAAATTAGCGGTTGAACTTGTTAAAAATGAGTTAGGTATACCTGATGATGCAATGCAATTCAAAGCCGAACTTGTGGGGCAACCTATGGGAGCGGCAGAAGGGATGCAAAGTGAGCCTGAAATGCCAAGTGAAGAAGAGGTTGAAGAATTAATGGGTGATATGGAAAACTTTAATTTGGAAAGAGAAAAAAGAAGATTCATTAATTCACTTATTCAAGGTGCGGCTTTTAAAGGAGGACACATGTATAATCTTGTTAAAAATGAGATCAATGACATTAATCCACAACTTATGAACCTATACGCTGTCACACAATCTTTAATGGAACATGCATATTGGATATTTCCTAACATGGAAGGAATGGCCGGAGGTGGTGGTGGTCAAATGGGTCAATCAGAAGTTGATGAAGAAACGGATCCACCAACAGTTAAAGCTAAGGCGGTTACATTTCCGTTGTTGGTTCACGAATTAGTTAAAGGTGTTTATGAAATATTTGGTTCACACGGATTGCCTGATGACCCAAGACAACAAGAAATGATATTAAATGCTGAAGACACTTTACCTTCAGAAATTTGGGATTCAAGACTTGGTCCTGTATTTTGGGAAAAGTTTATGGCATCATATCCTATGGAGTTGTTTGATGAAGACAAAAAACATATACAACATTACTTATTTATGCGATTCTCGTCATTAAATGCGGAAGAGTTTATGAGAGTTGCAAAAATGATTCTTAGTGGAGATCCTAAAGGACAACAATTTATTCAAAGAATGGTTGATGACATCATTAAAGAATTAAAAAATCAAGAATACCGTGATGCGATGGGAGATGAGGATGATGACGATGGTGATGATTTGAGTGGAATTGATTTTAGTGATTTGGGACTTTAATAAGTCCCATTTTTTTTTATGAGGAATTTTTTTCCTATAATTATTAAAAATGTTAGTTATGAAAAATATTGATTGTGAAATATACATAAAACAACTTATTACTTTTTTTGAAACTAATCCAGGTGATTTAATGGAACTGGTTGGGGATGTTCAAAAAGAAGACTTTTATAAGAAGTTAAGGGAAAAATGTGAAAAAAATTATGATGATGGTATAGACCATATTATAACTAGACAACAAATGATTAATATAGTTATGGAATTAAAAATTCCCGAACTATTTGAAACCCCAAACCCTAAGTCAGTTGTGGAAGGGTATATTCAAAAAACAAAGTGGGGTAAAATAATTTTAAATTAATTTTTTAAAAAGTTTTGTATTTAATAAAAAACGCATATCTTTGTAATGTGATAAACGAGAAACAAAATGAAAACAATAGAACTTACTATGATGGAAATATGGCAGGCAACTAGACCCATCGTGCAAAAAAGTAAGAAATCCTACACTCGTAAAACCAAACACAAAAACAAAGAAAATAATAAACTATGATATACACACCAGAATTAATTAAATCAATTGCACCGGCAGTTTTTGCAACATCACCATCTTCTAAAATGACGAACAAGTATGAGTTCGTACCAACCAACGAAGTTATGGAGATTTTTGACCGTGAAGGTTGGAAACTATCATCTGTAAAACAAACAGGTAAAAGTATTCACGGAATGCATGAGTTGAAATACCGAAACAGCGAACTACCAAAAGTTGGGGACACAGTTGTTGAGGCAATCGTTAGAAACTCTCACGATGGAACGGCAACATTCTCTATGGGATCAGGGCTATTCCGATTGGTGTGTTCAAACGGACTTACGGTTCCTACATCAGTGGCGGAAAAATTCTCTATTCGACACAATCACTTCTCATTCGACGATGTTCGAGGTTTGGCTGAGAACTTCTCTAAGAAACTCCCAAGAATTGAAGAATCTGTTACTCGAATGATGGAAAAAGAGTTAACTGAAAAAGAAAAACTTCGTTTGATCAAAGAGGCAATTAAGATCCGTTGGGCGGTTGGAAATGGACCTGAGTCTATTGACATCACAGACCTTCTAACACCGTTTCGACCTGAGGATGAGGGAAGTGATCTTTGGACTGTGTTTAATGTAATCCAAGAGAAAATGACTCGAGGAGGATTTACTTACAAAACTCCAAGAGGAAGACAAACAACTCTTCGTGGGATTAAGAGTATCCAAACCACAAATCGTTTAAACACTAAACTTTGGGAGGCAGCGGAATTAATGTTGGTTTAAAACTATGGGGGTGAAATGCCCCCTTTTTTACATTATGGGAAAATTTAAACACGAAGAACAATTTTTAAAAAATTTAACTGAAAGAACTAAAGAGATGTCCTCAATTATGGAATTAACTGATGGACACAGTTTATCGCCATCAGAATTAAAAAACAGACCTAAATTTACCGAGTATTTTTCTGATTCAGTACAATTTTCCGATGGAATTAGTAACTCAGAATCAATTTATGTGTATGATGAAAACATTTACATATATTTATCTAAAAGTGATCCGACGATCTCTTCTTTTTCTTGTAAAATTTATTATCCTATAAGAAAGAAAAAAGATGTTGAATTCTTTATATTAAACTTAAAAAAAATGAAAAAAAATGGAAATTAATAGTGTAGATTTAAAAGAAAAAATTAAAAATGGTGAAAAAATAATTGTGGAGTTTTGGGGCACTTGGTGCCAACCGTGCTTAGCTATGAAACCTATATTTGAAAGAGTTGCAAATAGTAATGAAAATGGGAACGTTCAAATGTATACGATGGACATTGACCTTAATAAAGAGACTGCTATTGGATTTGGTATTAGAAGTATTCCTACAATTAAAGTTTTTAATGGTGGGTCAGTTATTGACACTAAAGTTGGGGTGTTAAATGAGACATCCATAAAAAATATGGTAACAGAATTAATCAATGGATAAGTTAGCAATACTTTTTACAATGAAAAGTTGTCCCCATTGTCAAGATTTTAAAAAAATGCTTGATGAGGCAGAATTAGATTATATTGAAAGAGACATTTACGAATATGAGGAAGAATATAATCTGTTTGTTGAGGCAACCGATAATGAATTTGTTCCCGCATTTATGTTGATTGAAAATCCTGAAAGTGAAAAACCGTTAACTGAGTTATTTGCTCCTGACCGAGATTTTGAAGACATTGATCAAGGACTTAACATAATTAAAGAATTTTACGAAAGATAACAAAACCCCCTCTTAACGGAGGGGTTTTTTTATAATAATACAATATCTTTTAGTCTATCTTGAATCAAGTATGGTTTATCTAATGATTGATCTGTTATATCGTTTGTGAAGTTATAATCAGACAGTCTTTCTTTAAACTCGGATAGATCCATATCAAAACAATCTAAAACAAGACTTTCAATAGTTTGTTTTGGGATCTGAGAATCACATACCACTTTAATTTTATAATCCTCATCTTCATTTAGTTCACTTGAATATCTAAAAGACAATTGATCTACACTCAACAAAGAATACATTTGATTAAAGATGTAATGTGAGTAATAGAATATTCCTCTACCACACCCTAAACTGTGACCATAAGGAAACTCTGATGAAATGTTTATTTCTAAAATTGGTTCATATTCTGTAACATATAATGACTTATTAACTGTGATCCATGTTTTTGAAACATCTGTAATTTCTTGATCGTATTTAATGATGTCAATAATGTTAATGTCTTCTTTCTTAAGTGAATTAAATAACTCTTTGTTTAATTCAATAAATTCAGTTTTTAGTTCATTTAAATCCAACACTTCTTTACTCGTTGTTTGACCATTTACAACTACAAAGGTTTCACAATCTGTTACTTGGATTACTGTGTTGTCCTTCTTATCAAATTTAGAAAGGATGTCGTCAGCAAATAGATTCACAAAGTATCTTCGTGTGTTTTTTTCTAATTTTCTCATATTTTTTATTTTTATAATTAATATGAGTTTTATTTGGATTTATAAATAGTTAGATATAATCATCAAACATTTCGTTTATGTATTTTTGAGTTGTGGACCAATCTGGATAATCAGGAGTGTTAAAATCTATACATTCATAATCCTGATCGTAGATTAGTTGTTTCATCAAAGTAGTATAACTACCAAAATAATCTAAATATGAATCTGAATATGATTGACCTCTATTGTTTTCTAAAAATAAAGTAATGTTTCCAACAAAATCTCTAATTTTAATATAATTTAAGTATTTGGTTACTTTTTTACCATCCGATTTGGTGGTTTCTTTTGGGACTTCATCAATTTTTCCTTCAAAGTATTCGTCTAAACCATTATATACTAATTCATATATTTCATTTTCATATGCAGAATTATAAGCGTTCCAATAAATATTTTTTAATTCTTGACCTAACTCACTTAAATCATTTTTACATAGTTCATTTATTGCGTCGGAATCTTTAATTAATTCATTTAAGTCTTCAGCTTGAATTTTAAAATAACCTTCAGTTCCCTGTTCTTCCGATAAACTTTCAAAAAAATCAGAGCTATAATCCTCTAAAGATAATTCAACATTACCGATTTCTTTAAAAATGGCATCTTTTAAATGAATGGTATTTTTTTCATTTAAATCGTCAATAACATCAGATGGTTTTGTATCAACATCAAAATACCAATCGTGAAAAAAACCCTCTTCGCTAAATACTAGTTTTGCAACACCTTCAGGAGAACTATCACGACGAGAGGAACCGCAAAAGAAATCAGCTAACTCATCTCTATCATTGCCTAAATATAGGTAGAACCCATCAGGTCTAATTTCAACATCACTTAAAAGGTTGCTTGTAATAAACTTAATAGTATCTTCGTAGTTATGTTCTAAACCATGTAGTAGATAATAATTCATAAACTCTTCAGGGACAGAATTGTAGTCTAAATTAGACATAATACCATTATCGACCAAATAATCAAACAACTCATTACTAAAATCATCAGGAGGAATCTCTCTTAAATCAAGTTCCTCTAAAAGATTGTATTTGTTAATGAATTTAAAAAAAGTAATTATGTTATTAAAGTATGGTTTTATCTCATCTTCATACTCACCATCATTAAATGATTCTATTAAATTTTTTACCCTATCTAAACTCATATTTTATAAATATCTATTAAACAAAAAAGGTGTCCCAACGGAACACCCTTATCTCGATGATACAAAAAATATTATCTTCTATAATATTTGTTGATGATTTTTTTCACATTCTCTTGAACATTTGAACCATTTGATGGTTGTTGAGGTTGTGCTTGAGGTTGTGCTTGAGGTTGTGCTTGAGGTTGTTGAGCCTGTTGATTAGCTTTGTTTTTACATCCGCAACTCATGATAAGTATTTTTAAGTGGTTTATTTATCTATAAATAGTATACAAACAAACTTTAGTCCAAAAAAAATAAAAATCAATTATTTTTCTTTTGTTATATTTATAAAAGTATGTCAATAAAGAAGTTTTTTAAAAATTATATTGTAGAACAAGATGAAAACCTTGTTTCAATTTCTCCTGAGGATTATTTAGAAATATTGGAAAATGTTGGTGGAATTGCAGAAAGAATATCAAACCTAAAGCCGTATAGAGGTAAGGGAATTGTTATTACTGGACCAATAAATGTTAGTAATTATAAAAATATTGGGCCACTTACAGGTGTTGTAAGAGTAATGGGTAGATTAGACATTTCTCATACCAATGTTTCAAATCTCAATGGAATTAGAGTCGATGCTTATGTTAGTGATTATGGATCTTCTATGTGGAAGATTAAAATGCAAAAAGAGTTAAATGAAAAACTTTCAGATTTGGATGAAAAAAGAAGAGAAGATGAATGGAATGTTGAAAACCAAGATGATGAATCTGAAAGAACTGAAGCTGTATACAAATATTTAAATCAACATGGTGATGTGGATATGGTTGAAGATGACGAAGGAAATGAAGTTCCTGAAGATAAGTATTATATCAATCCTAATGGAAGGGCAACCTATGGTTACGGAAAACAATATGAATGGTTAGGTGGTGGTAATGGGTTTAATCCTAATACCTATGATGTTTATACTGAAGATGAGGCAGATAGTGCGGCAAGACAATATGTTGAACAATTAATTGATGATGCAGGAATAGATTCGTTTAGTTCTTGGGCATTCAATGAGGCTTTAAATGATAAACAATGGTATAATTGGTTATATGATTTCTACGATGATGATGTTAGAAATTCTCCTGAAAATTTTGACATACCTTTAGAACTATCAAATCAACAAATGAAACAAGTTCAACAACTACAATCAAACATAGATTCACTTAATAAAAGATTAGAAAGTGAAAATTTACCTGATGAAAAATATGAAGAAATTGAAGTAAAAATTGAAGGATTGGTAGAAATAATTCAAGAAATCAATGATGACCCACAAGGTGATTATGATGAAAGTTCAATTGAAAATGAAATTACAAGTAGAGTTGATGATTACCAAAACGACATTCAAGGGTTTATTGATATATATGGTTTTGATAAAAACTTTATAATGGATTTTATTGATTTAGATAAACTAACTGAAACGGTAGTAAGTTCTGACGGATATGGTAATATGTTAAATTCTTATGATGGTGATTATGATACTTTTAATATAAATGGAACTGAGTATTATGTAATGAGGGTTCAATAGCCCTTTATTTGTTTTATATTTTGCATTATTTTTATTTTTAATGACACGAAGAAAAAAAATAGAATTTTTAATGAATACCGATTGGATGTTCGAAAAACCTATTGATAGAGAATACAAAGAATACAAACTACTTTCCTATTTCCAAAAGATGGGAGAAAAACTTGACAAGTTAGAGTTATATCCAGGTTTTATTGAATTATCACTACATTTAATGAATGTCCAAGCTCTTATGAGAGACCATAAGATTGTTTACACAGACAAAAAACTCACAAACATTGATGACGAAATTATGGTAAAAGATCTTAAAGTTAAAGATCTTCCCGATATGTCAGACGATGAATCCAAAGAATTTAAAAAAATACTAATGTACTCAGCACCAAGAATGATGGAGTACTTTAACATTGCTAAATCAGTGTGGACAATAGTGTTTGATTCTTTGGATATGAAAGTTAAAAGAAACAAAAAAAACATTATTCATCCTAAAGGGTTCTTTTATTTTATTGATCATGAAAAAACTCATTATGTTTGGGAATATGTGATCAAAAAACAAACTAAATTAAATCCCCAACAAATGACAAATGTAAAATTAATTTACGATCAGTCTATAAATGATTTGACTATTTCAAAAATTATTTATAATTTTTCTTCATTCGATGGTATTGACAAAAAAATAGGACCAATCTTTTATATGAGCTCAAAGGGAATTTTTCCAATAAACGAAACCCTACTTCCAATGTTCAAAAGAAGAATTGCTGGTCACATATCACAAACTAAAAAATTTGAAGAATTAAAAGAAAACAATGGGTGATAAAGAAAAAAACAAAATTTTAGAATTTATTAAAAAAATGGTTGATAAATTTCCAAACGATCAGAATTTGGGTCACGAAATACGAAAGTATTATTTGACAAAAACACAAAAAAATAAATAATATATGAAAATTAAATTGGAATATGTGTGGTTAGATGGATATAAACCAGAACCTAACCTCAGAAGTAAAGTTAAGATTGTTGAATACAATACAGTTAAAAACGCATTTTTAGATGGGAATTTTCCTATGTGGAATTTTGATGGATCATCAACTAACCAAGCTAAAACTGGAAACTCAGATCGTATTTTAAAACCTGTTAGACATTATATGAAAGACATGTCATCAACGGTTTATGTTTTATGTGAGGTATTAAATCATGACGGGTCACCACACGAGTCAAATAAAAGATCAAGTATTGGTGAAGGTTTTGAAGATCTTTGGTTTGGTTTTGAACAAGAGTATTTTATTCGTGAAGAAATTAATGGGAATATTTTAGGACATAAAAGAAATAGCCTTAAAGGACAAGGTGAGTATTATTGTGGTGTGGGACATAATGTTGTTGGTCGTAAGTTTGTTGACGAACATACAAATATGTGTTTAGATTATGGTATTAATATTACAGGAACAAACGCTGAAGTTGCGTTAGGTCAGTGGGAATATCAGATATTATCTAAAGGTAAGTTAAAAGGGGGGGACGATCTTTGGATGACTCGTTATTTCTTACACAAAGTTGTTGAAAATTATGGTTACCATATTGAACTTCACCCAAAACCAATTCAAAATGGTGAATGGAATGGATCAGGTCTTCATACAAACTTCTCAACAGACATTATGAGACTTGACGGGGATGAAGAATACTTCATGGCACTACTCAACGCATTTGAATCAAGGCACAATGATCACATTAAAGCTTATGGTTCTAATAACAATCTAAGATTAACTGGGGAGTATGAAACTCAGGCAATTGATAAATTCAGTTGGGGTGTATCTGATCGTGGAGCGTCAATTAGAGTTCCTCAGGACACAGCAAAAGAATGGAAAGGATATATTGAAGATCGAAGACCAGGGTCAAATGCTGATCCTTACAAGATCATTCGTGAAATTGTTAAATCACTTGATGTTACACAACAAATATACGATACAAAAAATATGATGACCTCATTTGTTGATATGGATGGTCTTAATGGGAAATACGGAACAATGCCCAACGATGAGTTATTAAAAGAATATAGAGAAGAAGAATAATGGATAATGACTGTGTATGTGGCGGCACCGGACTTTGTCAGTGTCCCCCACCAAAAATAGAACAAGTAAACCATCCTCAACATTACGGAGGAGAAAATAATGAATATGAAGTTATCAAGGTGATTGACGCTTGGGATTTAGGGTTTAGTTTAGGAAATGCAATAAAATATATTAGTCGTGCAGGAAAAAAAAGAAAAGATACAGAACTTGAAGACCTCAGAAAAGCCCTTTGGTACCTCCAACACCACATCAAAAACATCGAAAAATAAAACAGGGTTTAGTAAAGAAATTTCAGTTTTAGATGCTATCACAACACCAAGTGAATTACTACGAGAAACTCTTATAAATTTTATGTGGGGGTTTCTTGGGAACTCTATTGTTGTGTTTGTAGCAAACGAACTGGACTTTTTAGTTTTAATAAACTATATTGTTTATTACATTTTAATTTCTTATATTGTGAATAGAAAGAAATATGACACAATTCTTGGAAAGTTTATAGTTCTTCCTGGATCTGCTGCGTCAGGAGCTTTTGCAGGATATAAATTAGCTCAAATAATTACAGAAATAGTTTAAATAATGATAAAAAATATATTTTAAAAATGATAGAAACAGGAAAAATTATAAATGGAGATTGTATTGAGGTAATGAAAACTTTACCTGAAGGTAGTGTTGATTTGGTTGTTACATCACCACCATATAATTGTGGGATTAAATATGATATGCACATCGATAACTTACCTATGGACCAGTATTGGGGTTGGACAAAAGAATGGTTAACAGAAACTTACCGATTGATTAAAGATGACGGTAGAGTCTCAATTAACATTCCTTACGAAGTGAATGTTCAAGATAGGGGAGGTAGAGTATTTTTTGTTTCAGAATTTTATCAAATAATGAAAGAAGTTGGATTTAAATTCTTTGGAATTGTGGATTTAGAAGAAGATTCTCCCCACAGAAGTAAGACAACCGCATGGGGATCTTGGATGAGTCCCAGTTCTCCATATATTTATAATCCAAAAGAATGTGTGATATTAGCATACAAAAAAAACCACATTAAAAAGGTTAAAGGTGAACCAGAATGGAAAGGAGCCCCAACTGAGATTGAACAGGAAGACGGGACATTAAAGAAAAAAATTGTATATGAAGAAAAAGATAAAAAAGAGTTTATGGAACTTGTTTTTGGTCAGTGGAATTACTTTGCAGATACTAAATCACTCACCAAGGCAACTTTCTCGATGGACATACCAACAAAGGCGATTAAGATATTGTCCTACAAAAACGATGTGATTTTGGATCCATTTGCTGGTAGCGGAACATCTATGGTGTCGGCAGAAATATTAGATCGTAGATGGTTGGGAATTGAATTAAGTCCAAACTATTGTGATGTTGCGAGAGGTAGAGTTCAGACTTTTGTTGATGAAAAGAAACAAGTTAAAATAGATTTATTTTAAAGCAGAGTAACTTCATTGTCTTCTTTGATATTATATTTTTTACAAGTTCCACCAGGAAGTTCAAGTACTAAATCACCATTACCTTTGTAGTTATCACAATCATTTTCAAAACAAGGTTTACAGTTGTGATGTATTTTTACAATTTTGTAATCATGTATGTAAATAATATCTAAATGAATAACACAGTTTTTCATCCAAAAAGAATGAGGTTCGTTTTTCATAAAAAATAACATACCATCATAACCATCAAATTTTTTACCCATCATACCCTTTTGAGCATCTTTTGAAGTTAATAGAGTTTTAACATCAAATAAGTTATTATTTATTTTTACTTTCATATTTATAAATATCAATGAATAAGTTTAGAAAAAGTGCTGGTGTCATTCTTAAATATGGGGATGAGGTTTTACTCTGTAAAAGAGGACCAAAAGAAACATTACCAAACATTTGGTCAATACCTGGTGGTGGTATTGAAAATGGTGAATCGCCAGGTCAAGCCGCTATAAGAGAATTTCACGAAGAAACTGATATTGAAATTAATACAGACTTAGATCTTGTTGGAATTATAGATAACTTTAATGATGACGGAACCAAAAGAGGAATGATGTTTGTATTTTTACAAAATACCAAAGACAAAAAAGAACCTGATTTAAATAATGCAACTCATGGTCATGAACATACATCTTGTAAGTATTTTAAATTATATGACATACCAAAACAAAAAGAAGTTGAACAACTTTATGATATTATTAAAAAAGTTTTAAAATAATTTTTTTAGAACCAAAAGTTTTATTACATTTGTAGAAATAATAAAGACATGATAAAAACTCCAGTAAACCACAAAATTAATATTATCAACGAAAATTTTGGTACAATTCTATCTGAATCTTTTGTTGACCCAATTCAATTCAAGATATTTTTAAAAATGGTTGATGGTGCTTTAAATCTTAAAGAAGATCTTTCATTTTATGATGGTAATTTGTTTTTGGTTCATATTCCACATAAAATTTTAAAAGAGTCAATTGTTTTAACAAACCTGACACCTATAACTATTGGAGAACAAGTGAGAAATAAATTAGAAACTTTGGTATAACATGAAAAAACTTATTTTATTTATTATAGGGTTTGTTTTATTTTCTTGTAAAAAAGTTGAGGTGAAACCACAACAACCTTTAGATCCGCAACCAATTATTACCGACACAACTTTTGTTGACACAACAATAACTTTAAAAAATACTACTTGGGTAATCACTAAAGTTTTAAACACAAATTTTAATGAGGAACTAAGGTTGGACACTCTTGTTTTTTTAACCTATAACACTTATAGTTTTAATGGTGTTCAGTCAACTTATAATTTTTATCCAAATAATTTAAACTATACCTTGACATTAAATAACACACCTTGGGGACATATAAGTGGTGGTATTTATAACTACAATATAACACAAGGTGAAATTATAAATTGTCAATTTAATAATTATTTTACAGGACAAAATGTAATAAAAGTTTGGATGATTAAAATATAGTTTCTTTGTTCTATCAAAACAAAGTGGTGGAGTTAAATGGCATTTCAATGTCGATCTCTTGAAAGGTGGGAATTTATTTTCACCTTTTTGTTTTTTGGTATATTTATAAATAAAAATAAGATATGAAAAAATTAATATTAAATGAAAAACAATATAATAGACTTCAAAATATTATTATTAATAAAGCTATCATAAGTGAACAAACAAAAAGTCAAATAATGATAATCCAACAAAGACTAAAAGAATGTTTTAGTGCCTATCTTGGAACTTCAGGGCCTAACAAAGATGGTGTTGATGGAGTTGCTGGTGATAAAACAAAAACTGCTATAGAAACATATACAAAATATCGTTTTGAACAAAATGATAATTCAGAAAATTCTGATTTAGTTACGAATCCAGATGTAGAGGCAAAAAAACAAGAAGTTTTAGTATTCCTTAATAAATTAAAAGAGTCTAATACTAATCAAATAGTTAAAAATCAAATAGAAAAAAGTATAACCGAATTAAATAATATGAGTACAGATTCAATTTGTGAAAATAATCAATTAAAACCTGAATTGGCTAAAAAATTAGCAGAATCTAAAAAAGATCTTAATAATTATCGATCTTTTATTAACGATCCAGAAAAATTAATTGACAAAATTATTATAAACATGACTTTTATTGAAGAATATTGTCAATCAAAAAATAAATCAAGTGATGTTGTCATAGATGACTCAGGTTTACTAGCTTAAAAATTACTATGAGAAATAAATTAACAATAACAGAAGGAGAAATCCAAAGAATATTAGGGTTACACAAACAGGCCATTTTAAAAGAGAATAAAATAATCTTATCTGAGGGTTATGCTCTCAACATGATTTCCCGCGGCGATGGTTATAATTCAGGTATTGCACCTGATTTGTGGGCTATAAAAACAATTAATTTTGGCAAAAAATATGGTGACATTTTAAAAGCTACGGCTGTAGATTCTAATAAGAGCACATTTAACAATATTGAGATTAATTGTAAAACCAAAGTTTTAACAATTAAAAGTGATGGTGCTGGGTCAATTGGTTCACAAGTGGCTAATACAACATACGACCTTGGAAGTTTAAAATCAACCGTTGAGGCAAAGTGTGGACCAGCAGATTTACCAAAAAAAGAAGTTGATAAAAAGAAGCCGGTAGATGAACCAAAAGTTGATAAGCCGGTAGATGAACCAAAAAAAGAAGTAAATTGTAAAAACAAAACTCCATTTAATGCATTGACAGATGGTGGGCTTAATTGGAAAAAAGAAAAACGAAAATGGGTTGATGCAAATTGTAATGGAACAACCCCTTGTATATTTGGTAATTCAAAAACTAATATTAATTTAAGAAACGCATTTTGTGATAAAACTTGGCCAACTAACCAAAATAATTCGAATAAATATACTTTTGATTTTGATGCCATTATGAAGGCAATTAACGATACAGGAAAATGTGCTGGATATTCGGGTTCATCCGATGGAACAAACGGCACAAGTGGAACTCAAGGAACATCAGGAACTCAAGGAACTTCAGGAACAAATGTAATCCAAAATCCGTTACCAATTAATAATAAAATATCTGCAGAACTCTATTATAAAATAACAGCACCTTAATATAAAGGGAGTTTGACTCCCTTTTTTTATGCAATTTTTTTTCTTATATTTGTACTATGGAAAAAATGATATATCTAGTTAGAGGAATACCAGGAAGT